GCGAGCGAGATGTACTCTTGTGGCTCATTTGGTAACTCCTCTAGATAGTAGGGCCTCACGGCCTGGCCTCTGAAATAGTCACCGCCACAACTTTCCCTAAAGTACCCTTCCGTGCACGTCTTGCGGAGGTTGGGTGTAAACCCACAAAACTTTAGAGCCCATAACACGTCCTGAACGACCTCTGCGGGGACTATTATGTCATCCCCGTAGACCCACAGGTCCTTCCCAGGTATTAACCAAGGAGCTACTGATAGGCAGATAGCCGCAAACATCGCGGTCTCTAGTTCGAACGTGAACCCATTCCCCATAGACGAGAATTTCTCAAGTCTATACCAAACACCGTCCACTCGCGTGAATGATGCTCTTAGATCCATCAGGGCGTTAACCCATCCGGGGGGGCAGTGGCGCGTGACAAGCGCGGTACACTGGGTATCACTGGCTGACGAAAGATCAACTGTACAGAATTCCCCGCTAACTGACGCGGAGCAGGCGACCTGCCTGTGGATTTTCTGCCCGTCTTTGAGGTCTATGCCTCTCTCATACAATCGCTTTCTCAGTACACGGCCTAGGCCGAGCTGATAATAGCCATTGATGGCGGCCTCCTTAGCGCACGGTCTGTACACTAAAGCGGTTTTATTGACGGTAAAATACGAGTTACCTCGCACAGTTTCACAAACGTCCCCTCTTGCCGCGCAAGCGGCTGCCCATTTAGTCCCAATCCAAGGGATTTTGTAGAATAGGGCAGAGGGAGTCAAGGTTGGAATCGATGACATTTTATGAGGGACCGAAGTCCACCCAGACATGTCTGACATTGTAGCGCCTGGACCGAATCTCCCATCAAAAGATTGGGGTGGTCCGCTACCCATCAACCACAACAAGTTTGTCCTTAGATCTTGGAGGAATTCCTCAATCCTTGGTTCTACCGGGTGCCCATGAAGGGTCCCAAAGTCGTAGATCTCGTTGATACGGCGATTGGCAATAAAGCATGACCGTTCAGCCTCCAACCATTTCTGGAAGGTTGCTTCACCGCGGTTCACCCCGTCGATAGTGCTGTCGATCTTCCGAAGAAAATCGGTGGCAGCAGCTGCTCGGAGGTAATCCTCGGCCGTGTCATAGTCACTAGGTCTAGCCGTCATACTGACTAACTGCATCCACTCGTTGTTACGGATCAGAATGGTCACCGTAAGGGAACGTGCGCAATCGAGGCCGGCCATTAGGCTGTAGGCCACTTCTAGCACCTCTGGTGTCAAGAAGGATTTGGACATGTGAGGCTCCCGGTGGTAAGTTAACTTGCCGAATAACCCTGTTTGACGCAGTCTTTCACAAGAGTTGCGACAAGAAGGTTGGCATACTGGGAGACAAACTCGTTGATATTCGCCTGAGACATCCCTTTGGGGAAGTTCCAGTTGGTATCAGCAGACGCACGGTCGACGACCGACGTCAGTCCAGTGGTGGAGTTCGTCGCGATTTCCGGGTACTGAAACGTACTCCGTAGGGCGCGCTTGACTCCTTTTGATGCATCGCGCGCGGCAAGGCGGAATTCCGGCTGATGAGCCGGGGCCGAGCCGACAGTGGTTGCTTTCCAGATTGCGGCGGTATTATCGCCGGACGACGGGGACTGACCAGAGTAAACGATGTCTGTGGTACCGTCATTCTTTTTGACAGTGATATTGGCCATTGATGGCATGATGTTTTCCTTAAAGGAGATGGAGGTTTATCTAGGGTTCTTAAGGAACTTAACTAGAAGGGAGATTGCGGTGGCAGCCCTGACGACAGATAGTCGTTTCGGGGGGCGCATATTCAGGGTTACACCTGGCATGCCCAACATCCGCCGTGAATACAGTCCTGTTTGGAGCACTTCCTGACCGTGCAGAATTCCGCCGGTCGTATAGTGATACTCGTAACGAGAACTTCCTATGTGCATAGTGTACCCATACCAAGGGTTACGCAGCGTGAGTCCGACGAAGTCCGACCATTGGTTGAGAAAATCACCAACGTTCGTAAACCAGTCTATCACAAAGCTATAGGGGATCAACTCCCACACTACACCTAATGGGCTCACGAAGCCCATTCGGTTGGCAAGGTACGCGTCGCTGTCTGTGACGTAAAATTCTACGCCAGCTTTAGCTCGGACTGAACCTTTTAACTCTCGAATCTGGTATTCCTTAAACGAATTGTTTATCGTTTGGAAAAACCGTTCCTCGATCTCGATCTTGCGACCTTTGACAGAGACGACCCCTCCCGGGACCGGCTGCTGGAGTATGTCAATTGTATTTCCAATGTCCTTGATCAGGGGTTCCCAACCAAAGTGGTACTCCAACCACGCATTACCGTAGTCTTTAGCATCCTTTCGGGCGTCGAACTTATAACGCCTTTGAATGCCTGCGTCAGGGCGAACCCCAAGCGCATGAGCAGCACCATTGAAATCACCTCGTCGTAGCCGCCTGCTAAACAAAAGCAGCTGTTGGACCCTCGAATACATCATGTCGATGGCCATACGACGTTGAGCGTAATTGACAGCCCACAAGGCTTGCTCATTCATGCTATCCACAAGTTTCGACCGGGCAGAATTAATCGCCTGATCGATCTCTGTGACGGTACAGGACATTCCACCTACCGGATCGCATAGGTAGTCCCCTTTATACGCGTTGGCGTTCGCCATACCGCTGTGTGACAGGGTTTGTCCAAAAAGCTTTGCACTGGTAGTGTATACACGATTCATTGTGTACTGGGCAGGTGTGTTGTAAGGCTTGGACTGTTTCGTCCGAACACTCTGCTCTAGAAAACTACCGCACCCGTCGAAGTTGTTCGTACGGATTCTGCTCGGTTGGGCGATGATTGGCAGTGCCATTTCATTTTCCTCCCTGGCAGATGCTTTGTTGGTCCCTCACGGGATTAAACTAAGCCCTGTAACGGACTCAAGCTTTTCGTTTTATCGGTAAGGGGGCCACACCGGCCCCCGAACCAACCCCAAATCCGCTGAGCAACAGGTCGTTGCACAAAGGCGGTGTATCC